TGGTTGACCCGCAGACAACGTTTTCCCCTGAATCGCTCTCAACTGCATTCCAGAAGTATCGCACGGAACTGATTGTGATGCCAATGATGTCTATGCAGGCCGCAATGCAGCACATGGGCTTCCGCGACGGCATACGCTACAAGGAGCATGTCCACGAGATGCGCGGTAACTTCCAGATGGGCAACTTCGATAAGTACAAGAAGGGTGACGGCGCTATCGAGATCGTGCAGCGCACACTCGAAACCTACCCTGGCAACTGCATGGAACCTATCGATCCTGTTTCCATCTACAAGTCACTCTGGGGAAGTGACGTGACAAAGGGTGAGAAACTCAAGAACGTGCCTTGGGTTAAGCGCATCTGCGCCTATGTCATGGCACAGATCGGCGAACAGATGTTCAATAACATGTGGACAGCCAAGCGCGATCCAGAGAATACCACGCTTACATCTAAGTGGTTCGACGGTTTCTGCACGATAGAGGACAAGGAGATAGCTGCCGGAGCAATGTCCGTTGAGAACGGCAACCTCTACTATCTCCCAGAGAAGCTGTCTGCAGAGAATGCAGAGGATCTTCTGAAGGACTTCTTCTGGGGTGGTGGTAGCTGGAGAGGTGCAGACCAAAAGCTGCGCGGTCAGAAGCTGAAGTTCTTCATGAGCACAAAGGCAAAGCATTTCTATGAGGAGAGCTATCAGAAGAACCACGGTGCACTGCCATATAATGAGCAGTACATCAAGGCTCATCTCGACGGTGCTCCTAACGTAGAGCTCATTGGGCTGGCAAACGTACCAGAGGATTACCTTTGCCTCACCCCAAAGAACAACATCCTGACTCTGTGGAACCAGCGTACCGAGGATGAGACATTCCTTGTAAAGGAGTCCAAGACCTCGCACTACGATGTTGACTTCCTCGCTAACATGTTCTATGGTGAGCAGTACCTCTCCATCAACAAGGAGATGCTCTGCGTCGCTCGTACGAACGAGAATACAGTCAGTGACGATGACGATGACGATAGCACCATTGTCGTGAAGTCAAATGTGACAGTGACCTTCGATAAGGCTGTGGACAGCGCTACCATCGGATCTGAGTACACAGGCCAGACAGCTGAGACAGACCCTGCAGGCATTCTCGCCATCACCTACTCTTCTTCCGACCCCTCAGTCGCTACAGTCGATGCGACTACGGGCGAGGTGACTCTGGTAGGTGCCGGTACCACTCTCATCACTGCGACATTCGCAGGCAATGATCTGTATAACCCTGCTGCCAGCAGCTATGCGCTGACTGTTGCAGGACAGTAAGTTTCACTTTTTAATAGATATTAAGACAATGGCAGACAATAACACCGCACGTTGCGCAGATGACGCTGCTCTCTATGAGGACGTCGATTTCTGTATGGGTGACAAAAGCCTTCCCGGTACCCGTAACCATGCCTACTACGCTCCACGAAGGGATATCGTCAAGTTCCCGCGTCCCCTTGGTTCCAGCGCACAGTCAATGGACGAGGTATCCGTAATCAAGGACAACTTCGTTATGGCCGCTGATAAGATCTGGCATCGAATAGCCCTCGTGCCAAACGAGAGCGAGCCGACTTCAAAGAATCAGGGGGCTTACGGCTCTAAGACTTTCCTGAACCAGATCCAGCTCGTTCTACCGGGCACAAAGAAGAAAAATACAGGCCTGATATCTCAGCTCAACAACGATGATGTGGTCTTCCTGGTGCCTATGGCTGACGGAGGATGCAGATTATTCTGTTCTCCCAGCTACCAGGCAGAGCTGGAGCTGGCTCAGGCTTTCGGTAAAGGGTCGGCAGATGCCAACACGACGACAATCAATCTCAGCGTCACTGATGAGTTCGCCACACCTTTCTATGAGGGTACGTTTGAGACCTCTGGAGGTACGTACTCCGGTGTAACCGATGAACTCGTGACCTCGGGGAATAACGGATAATTCTTATAATCTTCTGCTGCCGTGGGGTGGTCTCGCGTGTAGAGACTGCCCCACACTTTTTTATTATGATAGACAAGAAATTTACTGAAGAAATAGCCAGATGGCTTAACAGCAACCACACCTCTGCAGAGAGTGTGAAGGAAGGTGCTATGCTCCTGTTGAGAGTGAACAGAGACACTGCGATGTATCAACGCATCACGCGACGTCCTGAGAGAGAACTGAAGTTCCTTGAGTATAAGCTGCGCAGAATTCTCAACATGCGTGCTGATAGCAAGACCATCGCTGACGTTGTGAAGATGGATCGCCAGATTACACCGGTTATCACACGCGCCGTTGCTGCAGCTACCGATAATGGGATTCCTGCAGAAGAGAATGGCAACGTAGTACGCAAGGGTATGCGCCCGGATCATGACAAACTGCCAGAGGACATCAAGGCTATTTGGCCTGAGAACGCCGAGCGTTGGAAAAAGATAAAGGCTGCCTTCGAGACGTGCAAGACGCTCAAGGAGCCGTGTGACCGCTACGAGTACCTGAAGCTGCTCAAGGACACCTGGTACAAGTATAAGAAGGAGATGGCACGCTATGATGCCTACTCTCCTTCTGACGCAGAGCAGGAGAAAGCACCCGTCCTGACGGCAGAACAGGAGAAAGAGCTGAGCAATGCAGACAGCTACATATCCAAGAACCTTCCACAGCTGCAGCTGTTGGCGGAGGCAGCCAAAGAGGAAGACTTCAACGAGGCTCAGCAGAAACATCTGGAGAGTCTGCGCAGCCGTGTGCAGCAGCGTGTCAACATTCTGCTGCAGTATGGGCGTGTCCTCAGTGAGGAACGCAAGAGCCAACTCTACAAGTGCGACATTTTAGTCTGATGAGCAGAGGTAATGGACCTGGTAATATATTGCGTCCGCTGGCAGACAATCCCCTGCAGTCATATCTCGGTCGCGGACTGCATACCCTCGGATTACTGGCATGGATACTCCAGCAGACAGGGCCGGCGGACGTATATGTATCCACATTCTCCACGTCAGACGCATTCCTCAGGGGATTCTTCAACCTACGGAAGAAGGATCTTATCCTGCATAGCGTGCTCCTGGCAGACCTGAAGGCATCGAAGAAGACATACCGCCTCTACAAGGAGATGCAGCAGAACTTCGATGCCGTCTATCTGGGACAGAACCACTCAAAGGTGGTACTGGTGCAGAATGAGCGATGGGTGGTGACAGTCATCAGCTCACAAAACCAGACGTACGGAGACCGCGCAGAAACAACTCTCGTCACTACCAGCCAAGAGATATTCCTGCAGCAGTATAGCGGTTTCAAGGATATCATTGATAACCTTTCAATCAAAATTGATGGACTACACAGAGGACTTACTTAATCAGATTACAGGCTACGCCATGGACTTGACCCCCATAGAGGAGATGGCAGCGCTCCTGAATCTCAGCGAGACAGAACTGCGGCAGGACGTCAATACACTTGGACACCCTGCACGCAAGGCATTCCTATCCGGATATTCGAAAACAGCGCTGGAACTCAGGCGCATGAATATAGATATGGTGAAGACAGGCAGCCCGGCAGCTGATGATGCATGCCGGATGTATATGAAGAGGATGATAAGCGATATTGAGTCATGAGTCAGCCAATCAACATAGATCAATACGGGGAATATCTGCCTATAGACAGTAGCGAGCTACGCTCCATGATGGTACCGGAAGACACTATCGTGAGGGTGGAAAGATTGCGCGAGCTGTGCAGCTTCTGGAGCGCATATCCAAGTACGTCAACCAAAGAACTCGTACAACGCTGTATGCAGCTCTTCAATGTCGGGAAGAGCCAGGCGTATGACGATATCCATATCCTGAAGAGGCTCATCGGTGACCTGGAGGCGACAACAAAGGAGTTTGCCCGGTGGCGCGTGAACCAGATGATAGAACAGGACAGACAGGCCGCACGACGCGCAGGCGACTGGCGTGCCGTCGCATCGATGCAGAAGAATTATATCAAGAACAACCTTACAGATCACCCGGACACTCCGGATATGGCATTTGAGAAGATCGTACCGCTCCAGCTGGAGCCTACCGATGACCCCAGCGTATTGGGTATCAAGGTACCAAAGAATCTCCGTGCACGCAGAGACAAACTGATTAAGCAGCTGATGCGTGACTCTGAATATGCTGAGTTTACAGAGGTCAAAGAAGATGATGATGAATAATGGCTGAGACACAGAAACAATCCTTCAACGATGCGCAGCTGTACCCGCTTTTCATGTCACCTCGTGACCTCGTGTGCGAGATGGGACGCGGTACCGGCAAAGGTCTTATCGATGCGACAAGACTGCTGCAGGTGTTTCAGATGATGCCGGGGTCCTGCACCGGCTTTGTCTCTCCATCATACAAGAAATGCCTCACCAACACACTTCCCTCTCTCCTGGTGCACTGGGAGCGATGGGGGTTCAGACGTGACGTTCACTACACCGTTGGAAAGAAGCCCTGGAAGGGCCTGAAGTGGAAGGATCCTATCTTCACACCGCAGAACTGGGAGAATTGTATCGGCTTCTACAACGGCAGCGTGTGTCAGATCATCAGTCAGGACCGGGAGGGAGCCAGCAACGGCCTGTCCCTGGACCATATACTCATCGACGAGGCAAAGTTTGTTGATTACGAGAAACTGAAGAATGAGACGCTTCAGACCAACCGCGGCAACGAGATGTATTTCTCTAAGTGTCATCTCCATCACGGCCTTACCATTACCTGCGATACTGCCACGACCAAGAAAGGTTCATGGTTCATGCAGATGGAGTCTAAGATGGATAAGGAGGTGGTGAAAGTCCTGGAAGGTCTGATATATCAGAAGTGGGCTATAAAGCAGCGTTCAAAGGAACACCCGGAACGTGCGAGGTATTACTATCAGCAGCTGCAGAAGATAGACAGGGATATACAGCTGCTGCGTAAGAACTGCCTGCTGTACTGCAGGTATCCGTCAATCTTTAATCTCGCAGTCCTCGGTGAGGACTTCATCAGGCGCATGAGGCGAGACCTCCCTGCACTGACATTCGCCACGTCTATCATGTGCCGGCACATCGGCATTGCCAGGGACGGCTTCTACGGTCAGCTGCGCGAGAGTGTGAACCTCTACACAGCGCCTGACACCTCGAAGCTGACACTTCAGAGCGTCGGAGATATTGAGGATGATTGCCGGCTTGATGCGGACTGCTCGCCGGACAGCCCGATAGTGATAGCATTCGATGCCAACACAAACATTAACTGGCTCGTCGTCGGACAAGTGGGCATGGACGGCAAACTGTACGTCCTCAAGAGCTTCTACGTGAAGTATGATACCCTCGATGCGCTGGTGTCACTGTTCAATAAGTATTACCGCCCACACAGGAACCGGCAGGTGTACTTCGTCTTTGACTCTACCTTCAAGGGCCAGGGATATGGTGCTAACACCAACGAGGACTTCTATATCCTCATCACCAATCTGCTGCAGGCCGATGGCTGGGTAGTGGAACAGGTGTATATCGGCAACCCGATGCACCATGTGGACAAGTATCACCTCATTAACAGAATGTTCGTCGGCAAGGCCTCCCATCAGGTCTTTATCAACCGGGACAACAACCAGGACCTCCTGTTGTCAATCACAACTGCTGCTATCTATAATGAGAAAAAGGACAAACGTGGTGAGAAACTCGCAGAGACCGAAGAAGACAAGCTTGAGGCACGTACCGACGGGTCTGATGCGTTCGACACCCTGTGTATCGGCGTTGAGAAGTTTATTCCGGCTTATGCATTGCAGGCTTCTACCGGCTTCTCATCTTATTTCGGCGATTAGATTAGGAATTTACAGCATATACGTTTCATAGTAGGTATTTAGTTTATTTGGTTAAGTAATTGTTTGGGGCAGTCCTTCGCAGTGATGCGCGGGACTGCTTTTTCTGCTAAGTGTTAAAAATGATCTTTACTAACAAAATAATTAGTAAATAATTTGGCTACTTTCCAAAAAATTAGTAGCTTTGAAGTGTTCAATTAATAAAGCAATAAACAATGAAACAAGAAAGAGACATTTCGATGAAAGTTTCCTCAGACGAGGAAGAACTCATCAAAGCTATTCGCAACTATTGCGACAGTTATCCAAACGGCTATCCGGAACTCCTTGACTACGCTCAGGACATCTTCGACAGGATGACGGACATGCCAAAGTAAAACCCAAAGCTCTCCCTTCGGGGAGGGCTAAAAGAAATATAGGAACAATTATGGAAGTAGTAGCAAGACAGAAACAAGAGAGAATCACCGATATGAAGCAACGTATGCGTGACGTGTACTTGGCAGTGTCATGGCGCGAGATAGTGCGAACCTATTTCAACGGCAAGTCGGTATCGTGGTTTCAGCAAAAAATGTATGGCATAGACGGTAACGGTGGTGTGGGAGGTTTCTCGCCTGAAGAGGCAGAGCAGTTGCGTGGAGCTCTCTGCGACCTGTCAGACCGCATTCGTCATGCAGCAGACAACATCAAAGCCCCAGCCTCTGTTTTTCATGCTTGATTAATTGAACACATTGTGTGCTGCATGGGCTTACAGCACACACACCTGCCCTGACTTCACAGCAGAAGCCAGGGCTTTTCTTATGTCCGTATGGCGCTGTTCCTGGGCAAGACAAAGTTATTCGGACCATGATGTGTCAAAGATTTGTCCAAGATATGTCAAAGAGGTATATAGCTCCTTCGTACCCGCCCACTATCCCCTGCGCATCACTACAGTAGGTCAACAGTCCTATTGCCCGGTGTTCCTGAAGGGTAGCCGACAGCATTCATAGAAGACGGCAGGTGCGGTATGTAGAGACCTGATAGATGAGACTGGCAGCTCGTACAGGATAGAGCCAGGGCACAATCCCGTTACGCTCGTTACAAGTGACGATACGCAGCCATCTTCATCCGGACACTACACACACTGCATCTGCTGTCTGCTTTCTGCTTTGCCGGCCTACCCACAGGAACACCAGACGAACGCTGACACCGCTTACGTGATGCTTGCCCTGTCCGGGAGAGTCCCTATTGATGAGACTGGCAGCTCGAACAGAAAAGAGACACGTCACATTCCTGTCACACCCGTTACAAGTGACGATACGCTGCCATCTTCATCAGGACACTCCCTACCGCGGATGGCATCCTCATGTCCTCCTGCCAATCCCGAATGACACTCCGTGACGGGCGGCAATAGTGGCTACATATTCCGCTATGGCAAGTCGGGCAAGTCGCTTTCGGGCGTAGGGCGGTGGGGGCTACAATCACACTTCATCAGCTGTTTTTTTCGCTGATGAAGTGTGAGTCGTGAGATATAGCCTAAGATTTGGACTTCGCACCAGTGGAAAAATCGTGAAATTTCCGCGATTTTCCCGAGTCACTTGCCACCTTATTATATATATAAGGAGGCAGAAAAACGCGAAAATAGGACTTTTGACCTACATTTTCTCCTATTTTAAGCGGTAAAAATGGCATCCTGATAGGACTTTAGACCTACTTCCAACGAGGTTCGTACAACTTTAA